GTTGGTGGTTTTTTAGACCATGTTGCAGTGCGTTTTACTGCTACTTCACCATAATCAGGGATGTACAAATTAGGTTGTGTTTTCATTAACAGAAAAGCACGTTTACCTACAACTAGTTTTCCGCTGGCTATTAAAGGACAGGGGGTTGCTGAAAGCATCATTGATCTAAAGGTTTCAACACTGCCTTGGCAAAGACGACTGATAGCCGCTACTTTCATTCCTAAATCATTTAAAAGTTTGGCATCCCTACGGCGATTACAATCAACATCTTTTTCGTAAGAGCCATCTGTATAACCAATCAGTCCTGTTTGGATGCTTCGCCCACTACCTTGCAGACACGTTTCCATACCGTTAGACATATAACTAGGGGCTATCGCTGAACCTACTGGCATTGATGAGCTAGATCCTGCGCCATTGTAAGTATTGCTTACTGACTCATCCTTGCTATTGTTGTTACTACTAACTACTGATCCTACGGTGTTTGTGTTGAGCGATCCATCTTGCGTATTCTGACTGTCCGTATCGCCCATTGGTTCTTCTTGTGCAATTAATGATCTGCTTAAAAAGAATATAAAAATAAGAACTTTTTGCATTTTGTATCAATTATTGTTTTGTGCTTGATTAATCCTATGCATTACTTTCTGCCTGTAAATGTTTTTACCGTATCACTTTCCCAAATACGTATACCTGTATAAACGATTGTAAACAATGCCGCGATAGGTGGAAGAATCCCTGCTAGGCTAAACACAGCCGTCGAGCCAGCCAATACATCCAGTGTATCTTTCGTTACGTCTATCATTTCAGTTCCCTCTTTAGGCATGATAATATCCAATTAGTTAAGAAACAGGCTGTCTCCAGATTCCACCAAACCGTAGAACCGTGCTTGATCCAGAGCCAAACTCTCCAGTCTTAACACCAGCCCTATATCGCATTGCTGGTTCAGGCTCAAACCCTACCGCCTCTTCTACACCAGTAAAGGTATCCACATCATGCCAAGTAGATCCATCTATACTTCTTTGTACGGTAACTATGTTTCCATTAGCAAACGTGCCTGAAGCTGAAAAGTTAAAATATCCGTCAAAAAATACTGTGCTAGTAAAAGTATTCTCAGCGGTAATAGTTGCTGTAACATAAGTTGTCATTTTAAAATCCTTCGTTGCGTTTAATTAATGTTAGGCCGCGTTATTAGACCTAGATACTTCAAGCCAATTACTGCCAGTGTATATAAGAACTAAGGCATCATTGGCATTATCCATAGAAAAGTCACCTTCTAGCTTTAAGTTGCCAGAGTTGTCTTTTGCAACAATAGTTCTTGCATTATTTTTAGGCTTTAAAATTAACATCTGCCCTGCACGACCACCATTGACTGTATCTAAATCGTCAGTAGATGCACCGCCTTCTGTGTCAACAGACAAGAAAGAACCCACAGCCGTAATGACTCCAGATGCAACAACAACTTCAATAGGGTTATCGCCAAAGTTTAAGCTGTTTGCCTGTACATTGTTAAATGTAGGGTTTCGCCCAAAGACTCCACCGTATTGTTTAATGCTCATATCTATTTCCTATTATTAAGCGTTGTTGGAACGGCTTAGTTCACACCAATTACCGCTACTATTTTTAATCAGCACAATTTTGTCGTTTATAGTATCTAAAGAAAAATCACCTGCTAACTTGAGGTTTCCACTACCATCCTTTAATACGACAGTTCTTGACCCGTTGTTAGCTGTACAGATTAGTATGTCACCAGAGCTACCACCATTAATAGTATCCAGATCATCAGTAGATGCTGAACCCTCAGTGTCAATAAATGCGTTAGCCCCAGTAACAGTGATAACACCGCTTGCTATTGTAACGCTCGACTGGTCAACAAGACGCAGGAAATTACCTATGTTATTAAGAGTAGTGTAGTTCTCAATCTTTGTAGCAGAAGAAGATCCATCGAAATATGCAAACTCTAGCTTATTGATTCCATAGTTCTCTAAGTCTGCATCAGAAGAGTACACGGCTTTAGTAATGTTCTTCTCTGACCTGACACCATTTAAACCAACAGATACTCCCTCGCTAAGCTCTAAGTCACTGTCAGTCATATTGACGAGATAGAAGTTAGTTGGGTTTAATCCATTAACAAAATTAGTGTTGTCATTAACTCCGTCTGAATCAGCAGTCACAGCCCTAATAGAAGTTTCAGTTGCAACAAATGAAGGTTGTTGAGTTCCATTCCCTGATATTTTAAACACGCTAAAGTGACTTGCTTGCCCTGTCCCTGTACCGCCATTTACACCTAGCTTATTAAGATGTACACCACTTAGGGTCAACGAACTAGAAGTTGTTAGATTCAAAAAAGACCCTGCTGTAGCTGAAGTAGGCGCAATAGTGACATCTTCGATGTGAATAGAATCAAACACTGCGCCACGTATATTCTGCATATACATAACTTCGTTAGCTACTACGTTACAGGCTTCTATGTTTAATTGATTGAAGGAACTGTTGGCTCCCTCTCTGTAATCAAACGCTCTGTTCATTAATATGCCATCGCCCCTAGCGTTAGCAAAGTAACAGTTGTTCCAGATACATCCACTGTTGGCTGAACCGCCAGGATTTAGCAATACAAATGATCCATTAATTTGTCGGCAGTATATGTTTTCAAATGCCGCACTAAAAACGCCACTTTCTGTAGCACTCCAATCATTTTCTATACCAGTGTAACCATTTTGCAACACCATGTTACGTATGGTATGCCATCCTTTTCCTGCGCCAGTAACGCCATCTGTTTCAGGCCAATACAATAGTGCGCCCTGACCAACATTGGAGCTTGCTCTAGCTGTTTCTATATCTGACTTGCTAGGTAAGGAGCTATGCTTAACAGTAAAGTTATCAATAGTAATACGCGGATATTTCATTTCTAACACAGGGCTAGTTGTATTAGTGCGTATAATTTTAGAGTCTACTCTACTCTCACCATACAAACGTTGTCCTTTTGCTGTCAGGTATATAGTAGCTGATACTTTATAATCACCAATAGGAATGTACACTGACTTGCCTGTATTTAAAGCGGCTTGTATTGCGGCAGTATCATCTGTTGATCCATCACCTGTTGCACCAAAGTCTAAAACAGAAGCGCTTTCATCAAGTTTGGCTTGTACTGTTCTTGCAACTGATCCTGTCTCACTGCGCTGATACGAAATAGCACTAGCCGCTGTTGCTGTTCCTACGCCAGCTTCAGGGGAGCCAGTAGAAGCATTGAAATACAAGTATTTTCCTACGCGATCTGCTTTAAGAGGAAGAGACATTGATACTGTAGGCTCTACTTCTTGCAAACTTATACTGCGATCAAGAGAATTTTCGTTCTGAACCGCACCAATGTAAATCTTATCAAAGTCTTCGTTGACATCTGCGGCAAGAAAGTCACCACTGTTCTGATAGTTGGTAGTACGATCTAATGGCATATTAAGAACAAGGCTTACAATCTGCCCTGCGCTTGCACCGCTATCTAAAACAACAGTACCACCAGTCACCGTACCAACATTGTTTACAGTGTAACCAGAGGACAATAAGACACCGTTCTGGTATACGTCCATGTCAGTAGCGGCAAGAACCCTAAATGTATAGGTAAAACTTGTCTGGCTGGCTGTAGCCGTTATGTCATTTCTTGTTACTAAGGCCGTTACGGTCATTATCTTGTCCTATATTTTATTTGCCAATTATACTATAAATCTTTTACAGATTCCTCTATCTCGTCAAAGCCCATTCGAAACCCTGACAAATTTTGGTACGGTATAAGTCTGCGGATAGCCCGAACGTCTGAGTCTGTCATTTCTTGCCCTGACGCAACAGCATTAATTGCCTGTATCACAGTAGTTAACAAGCCGCCGTATGTTGGCCCCGCTAAATTTTCAGCAATAGACCTTGATACTTGTTTAGATGCTGGCGTACTAGTTCCTAACAACGGTCTTAACCCCACTGAATTGCTAGATATTTTTTCTACCAATGCGTTTAATTCTGACAAAATTCCAATAGCGCCAGACCTGTCAATTCCTTCCATTACCCATACAGCAGGATCGTCGCTTATTTCTCGACCAGATTCTTTTTGCTTTAAGAAATAAGTGAAAGCCCCCATTCCTACAAGCATCGCAAAACCACCTATAGCGTTATGATCTTGGCCTTGCAGTGCGGCAATTACCATTCTTTGATTAGTAGAAAGTATAAAAGATTTAAACTGACCTATTGTTTGCCCCATAGGTCTAGACATAAACAAAGGCTTTTCCTGCCCAGGGACGACAATGACTCTATCGCTTTCCTTTCTTACAGCCGCGCCCCACATTCTTTCTAGGTCTGGTCTGTCCCAATTTTTAGCATTAGTAACCCAAACTCCCTCGGTTTTTTCTCCATGCTTTTTAACTTGCTCCCACATATCTTTGGCTGATTGCTTGTTAATTCCTAACCTTTCTAAGCGCTTGTCAAACTTTCCTTTTTGCAAACTATCAAATACAGAGGTTTGCATAGTTACAGCGTGGACTTGCTTTACGCCAGCAGTCCATCTATCTAACAAATTAATTCTACCAAAATTGCGCGAGGCGCTACTAAGACCTCGCTCAAAAGCAGTATTTCCTTGTGCGTAATCTGCTACGTCTGCAATAATTGCTGACCGACGAGTAAGCGCAACTGACCCAATGCCATACCTTTTACTTTCTGCCGCTGAGACATTAAATGTTTTAGTATTTGCTATTAAAGGAATTAAACCGCTTTTAAAAGTTCTAACAAACCCTTCAGCCATAAAAACTCGCGCAACATCAGGGAAGCTAGTAACAGTCACGCCGCCCAATAAACGCAAATAGTTTAAATCCCTAGATGCTCGCATAGTGCGTGTAAAAATATTATCTTCTGTATAGCCGTAAACACCACGAATACGATCACGCATTCCTGAAATGTTTCTAATATCTTGCTCTCTACTTTTTTCTAATTTCTGTTGTTGCTTAGAAGTTAATGACGTATTATTTGCTTGCTTACCATACCAAATGTTAATATCTCTTAGTTGGTCAGTCATATTGACATCACCAAACATTTTAACTAGCTCTACATCTCCAGCTACGTTTTGCAAAAATCTTGGGCCTAAAAGCTCAATGTCATTTTCTAAAAATTCTTCAACTAATGCATCTGGTATTTGGAATACGCGATTTCGCAACGGCCCTCTTAGCGCGGTTCCAGATATGCCTTCATTGTTTACGCCGCCACCTTTTGACCCTGCGCCCAATTTCCAATCGTAAGGAAGCCTGCCGTCTGGACTGCCTTGTATTCTTTGTGCTATTTCTTGAGCAAGAAATTCATAGTCTTGGCGCTCAAAATCCATGCCTTTCTTAAACTCGGCCTTATCGATAATTTTTTGTAAATCTGTTTGTTCTTTCCCTGTTGCTTTTCCAATTTGAGCAGAAGCCGCTTTTGCTTTTTCAAACAACTTAACGTCTTGATCTTCAAGCCAGTCAGACACCTTGCTAACAAACTGAGGAAAGTTAGCTGAAATTTTATTTTTATTCCACACTCTATTCAAATAATTATTTGCCGTTGAAACGCTTACATCTTCTGGCAATAGCCCTTGCTCGATCATTTCTTTTTTCATAGGGTCATACAATTCTCGTACCCAAGAGTCAGCCGATGCTTTTACTTCTGGGATGTTGCTTTTCCCTGTTCTAATAGTTGTAGATACAGCTTCGTTAAATTGTTTACGCGACATTTTGCCGCCAGCTTTTTTATACTGCGTTAAAAAATTAGCGTGCTGTTCAACTGCAATTCCTAGCTTTCCTGCGTGTAACCCAGCTAATTGACCCGCTGACTGAACCGCCTCCCCATCCATTTCAATAATATTTTCTGCCAACAGGTTAGCTGTAATTCTAGTGTCAGGAGCGTTGCTTGTAATTGTGCTTGCTACAGGATCCCAAGGCATTAGCTTTAAAAGTCCTTTAGCTAATTTGCCAGATACTTGCTGATCTCCTCTGGTTTTAGCGGCTCCTATGCTCCCGCCATTTAAAGGCTCGTTAGTTGTCGGGTTAATTCCGTCTGCTATTTTAGGCTCTACGTTCATAGTATCTTCTACAGCGTCTACAAAAGCCTTGTCTGCTCCCGCCTCTGCTAATTTACTTGCTGTTGCGCCTAACACCCCACCAAGCAACATTCCTCCTGAAATATTAATTGCAGATTCGCCATAGGTTCTAGTTAATTGCTGAGTATGTAACGCCGCCTCTTGAATAGCAGTATCGATTCCCACTACAGAACCAGTAACCGCCGCGCCACTAAGAATGCTTTTTCCTGCTCGATAGGTGTTTAATGCCACACCACCTATAGACAAAAATGATAGTGGATCAGATACAGCCATTACAGGAAGGCCAACTACAAAAGAAGTAGCGCCTCCCTTAGCCATTATTTCTTTATCATTTCTTTCTCTGGCAATCTGTTTTCTAACCGCCTCTATTTCCTCATTATCGTCAGCAAAAATAGCGGCAGATACAAACTGCTCGTCTAACTTTTCTTCTTCGGTAAACTGAGCATAAGCATCAAATGTAAAATCGTCTTTAGTATCTGGAAGCCCTACTTCTTGGCTAATGAATCCTCCAACCATGCTTTCCTGCCGAAAAAACGCTCCAGCAATTTCGCTAACGCTAGGATCGTCCTCTGTAGGCACAGTAGAAGTTACAGCAGACTTATCGCCATATAATTGTGTTGCGGGGGATTGCGACCAGCCCATTATTTATCCTTTTTTAATGACGCAATGTATTTATCGCTTTTACGCCCTATTTTAACAGCAACATCTTCAAGCATTTCCATAGGAGTATATGTTACTCGATCTAACGCTGAACCTATTGTGTCTAACGATTCTGCAAGTCCTTGTGTTCTAAATTTTCTGTCTAACTCCGCTGAACCACCTTTAAATCTTCCACCAGTGCTTTCTTTAGGAGTATCATTAACCTCAAGTTGTTTAGCTATTTTCTGAAAAGTTTTTTGTTGATATGGACGATCTGCTAGTATTTCGTCTCCTTTTTCTTCAATACGTTTTTTTTCAGACTTTAACAAGGCTTGATATTCGTCCGTAGGATTCCACCGATTAAACACAGTCCCATCATCTGCAATAAAGCTAGGCCGCAATAACGTTCCGTCTTTTGTTAAAATTATCACTGAATAATCTGGCGTACCTTTAACAGCTAACCTTGATGTAATATCATCACTTTGCAAAAAGATTCCGCTTTTTTCAAACTCAACCCCTTGCGCGGCATACTCGTCTTGTAGCGCGTTGTAAATATCGTCCTTGATATACTCTACGCTTCCATCAACAGTGTAGTATAATTCTGGCGCGTTTCTCATTAAGCCAAAGCTAGAGTTAGTCCAGTTTGCTTTCATGTTAGACATAGCCTTGCTTTTAGCGCCCTCTTCGGTACTGCCTGCTAGGAAGTAAGACTCTACTAGTTCTTTGTAGTCAGCAATCATCTGACTTCCGCCAATAGAGTTAGAATCAAAATCTTGAAACCAGCCTGTAAACTCACTTTCAATCTCGTCAGCATATTTGTTTTCAAAAGACTTTTTATTGTCTTTAATATATTTTTTCCTACTCTCAACCATAGAAGCATTAGCAGGATTGGTTTGATCGTTTGCGTTAGCTATTGCTTTTTCTGCGTCTAAGTATTCCATGTTAAATGCTACTTGTTCAGCAAAAGCCGTTTCTCTAGGAGTAAACTCATTTCCCATTCCTGCAATTTGCAAAATCCTATCCATAGTGTTGGCGGCGCTTTTAACTAAAGCCCCATTGCCACTAACTAAATTGTTACGCAACTCTGTTTTCATTGCAGTAGGAACGTAGCGAGTACCCTCTACAATATTTGCTTGCATAACCTCCCTGTCCATAGGATCATCAGGCAAAGCAGGGAAAATAGTTTCATAGTAATCATCTACCGCACCTTGGGTTAAAGGCTCTGTAGTAGGATTGCCGTTTATAGCCGCCATAGTGTTGCTAATGTTTTTTTGCTTTGTTATGTCAGCAGTAAATTGTGTGTTTACATAATTGCGATATTTTATTAATTCTTCTTCTGTAGATATCAAACCTTCTTTAAACATAGCATCAATTTTAGCAAACGCATCTTCAGAAGATATATTCCCTTCTTTAATGCTTTGAACTAGATCAGCTTTTTTAAGCATTTCTTCGTTAGATAATTGATTTTGCTCGGCAGTATATTGCTTGATTTTATCTTGCACTTTAGCATTTACCGTCTTCACTAAAGCATCTTTTTGTGCAGGATTTAAGTCTGGAATATCTGATTTTATAAGATCAGAAATAAATTCTTCGCCTTTTTGAATTTGCTCTAAAGGATCAAGTGATTCATCAAAAATTGTTCTATCTAACTGCCCTAATACAGCTTGTTTTGCAACATCATCATCAATAGCCGCTTTTTGCTGTTCAGCGTACAAGGGAGTGATAACACCGTTTTTTACAGCATTTTCTAAATCAAAAAATAATCCTAGCCTTGCTTCTAAGGCTTCTTCCTCGTTACCGTTTCTAGTTAAATTAGAAATGGTGTCTTTAGAAACCTCTAAGCCAGCTTCTAAATCGCCTCTTTGCTGGGCAACAATGCTTTTCTGTGTTTGATCATTAATTGGCTTTGCGTACTTAGAGTTTCTCTGTCTGTAAAATAAATCTACATTTGCTTTTACTGATTCTGGAGCTTTAGACGTTAATCCCTCAAAAGCCGCATCTGCAAGTTTTTGATAGCCTTCAATGTTATCAGGATTGTTTTTGTACGCATTAAGCATAGCTTCGTCTAAGTCTACTTTTAGATTTGCCTCATACGCAGCCACAGCAACAGAGTTATATGCTTGAGCGCCCCAAGCTAACGGATTTTTTTTCTTTAGCTCCTCACCTTCTTTTGCCGCCTCTCTAGCGTCCTTAGCCGCCTGCTCAGGAGCCAACTCTGTAGCCTTAGCCCTTCCAAACTGTTCAGCAACGCCTGCTACAGTCTCTCCTAAGCCTGCTAGAGCCTGCATACGCCTAGCCGCAGAGTCATCTACACCAGTAGGGCGGAACTCTCCGTAAGATAGAATACGTTGTTGTCTAGGTCGTTTAGCCATTATTGTTTCCTATGTATCAGTTATTCAACCGCGTTTGCAACTGTTGCCGTACCTTTAAGCAAAGTAGATGCCGCGCCAATATTAGCAGTTCCTCTAGCCATTGCGCCTTGTCTTCGTAGCTGTGCTTGCCTTAATCTATCAGACAATCCTATAATTCCCTCACTTGTGCCTATTTGTTTGGCACTTTCTAAAGCAATACTAGCAGGGGTTCCTTCTCCAGTCATACCAGACATAGACGCTCCAACAATGTTAGATGCAAGGACTTTGTTTAACTCTTGTCGTCTTTGTAGTTCACGCCCTTCAGCCGCAATCTTTTCTTGCCTAGCTTGCTCTTCTAAAGCATCTTGTTGCGCTTTGCCAGATTCAACTTGACCATAAACGCTAAGTCCTGTTCCTACGGCTGTCGCGGCTACTGCTGTACCTACAGCGGCACTTCCACCACCTATCGCGGCTAATGCCGCCACTATTCCAAAGCTCATCTAAATATCCTCTGGCTCTAACAAAGCCGCTTCTATCTCGTCTATATCAGTTAAATGTGTAGGGTGATATGTAATCCATACACAGTCTGTTTCAGCGTATATAACACGCTTAGTTTGCGGAATAGTCTCTCCCATAAACGGAGCCTCTATATCCAAGTTACCAAATTGGCTAGACACCTTACATCTACCCTTTACCACCATGTACAAGTGAGTCGTCTTGTGTAACGCTCCTACCAAACATACGCCAGCAGGGATAAACAACTCTCTTGCATATAAGCCATCACTAAAATGATGCTTGGTTTCTAACTCTACAGTATCACCTTGTAACATCAATGACTGTAGTTTTAATATCTCATCTTGCTTTGCTACTTGATTTAAGATGATTCTACCTCGTATTCTATAGCTTGTATGTGGAACGGTGTAGGGTCAGGTACCGTAATCTCTGGCTGTACCTCTATATCCCATCCATTACCGCCATTGTTATCTTGTATAATACCAGTTTGTTTAGGAAGATTGGAATCTAATGGCGAGTTAGCCGCATCACCAAACTGTCTAATAGGTACAGGATTACCATCAATATACACACCTGAGCTTTCATACACTCTTAGATTCATGCGATTAATCTTCTTCTCACGCATTTGGTTTTGTCCTGCAATCCTATTTGAATTAGTATTCAAAGGCATACCCACAATCTTAGGCGTAAAGTTGTAACCTACCTCTACGTCAATAACACCAGTAGAAGGGTCTTGCTCAAGGATAAATGACTTTTCTTCATCAGTTAAAATAATGTATCCAGAAGCAGGGTCAACCTGTACTACGCGGTTATCTAATGTTGTTCCTCTTGCTACAACACTAACTGTCTCTCCATCTAAATGATGTGAAGCTAAAGATAAGTTATTTCCACTTATACTTAAACTGGTTTCAAGTCTAACAGATGAGTCCATTAGGTAGTCAAAGTCCCACTTTTCTACTGTGTAAGTAGTAGTAGTGTCAGTTGTTCTTTTGTTTACTAAGAATAAATCATTGTTAACAACAGATACCGATACAGTCTTGAGAGGGTATGCAGAGTTAGTATCTCCATTAATCCACTTAGTAAAGCCATTAATGTCTTGTGATCTAAGCGTATTTAAAATACTAGAAGTGCCATCTTGGTTTACAATGAATACCCAGTTAGCATCTTCAGACAATGATCCTGTTAAAGATCCTAAGTCTACTGGATTATCAATAAGCTGTGAGGACAACACAGAGATGTCTGTACTGTTATAAGCATCTTCATTGTAGTTATACA